CAATGCAGGTCCTTATAATTTGATTCCACAGTTTCGCACGTTTCGCGAGGAGGAGCTCGGGCTCAAAGGGGTGGAAGAGGACCAAGCCGTCCGCACGCCTGTTCCGCCGGCATCCTTGATATCATCAACCCACGCTCCACTGTATGACGACGCAATCGTGTTCCAGTTTTACAGCAAGAGCATGGACAAGCCGCTGCCGGGCACGGGATCGGGCGAGACCATTGAGCGTGCTGACATTCCGAAATTTGCCGAGCTGGCGAAAGAGACGCCGCAGTGGCGCAAGATGTTGTCAAACTTTTGGGAGCCGCCGGGTGATGACCGCAGCAAGGCGCTCTTTGAGCTGGACGGGCACAAGTGGCGCACGTTGGAGCATTATTTAGAAGGCAGCAGATTTCGCAAGGAAAACCCCAAATATTATCTGAATTTCTCTCTAGACTCTGATTCCGATTTGTCAAAAAGTCCAACCTTGGCGCAGACTGCGGCAAAAGACGACAAATACAAACAGGATGCTGACTTTGCTTCGCGTGAAGAAAAGGAGCTTGAAGATGCACAGTATGCCAAGTACAGTCAGAACTCGTATTTAGCAGACATGTTGTTGAATACTCGGAATGCAAAGCTGGTGCAGTTTAGGCGCGGCAAGCCGCCGGTTGTGTGCAATGAGCTCATGCGCGTTCGACATCGGTTGCAACGAGAGAAAGTGAAGAAATAAAATATTTTGACAATTTATAAGTAAAACATGCGTAATCCAGGAGGAGTTAGTAGACGAGCCCCAACAATGGCTGAAGTTAATGCTGCTCGTGAAGAACTTCGTCGAAATCCCAATAGTGATATAAATGGACCAGAACATGTTTCAGCCAGAGAACAACTTAGACGACAGACAGTTAGGGCGCTGCGTTTGAGCCCCACTATTTATAATTATGTTGTGCCACAGGTCAGCTCAACATTGTGCAGCTTGTGTCTAATTGGAGATGAGCAGGGATCACAATCTTTATTTGCAGGACATGATGAAAATCAAGCAGACCGTAGACACCTATTATGTGGAAACCATTATATGCTTAATCTCGGAAGGGGAGGAACGTGTCCCACATGCAGAGGAATAATTAATACATGGAGACGTGCCAAAGTTGTTCAAATTGCAGCTGATGGAACAGAAACTGTCATTAGACCGGGTCAACAAGGTGGCAAACGGAATCACACGCGCGGACACAACCGTCGTGATAAACGCAAGCGTGCAACGCGACGTCGTTGAACAACTAAATGTCAATTATCAAATCATTTACTATTTCATTCATTTATTCATTTATTCATTTATTCATTTATAACAAAATCAAATATAATGAAAATACAGTATATCATTATATTTGTTGATGCCAGAATTTAGCTTGAAGACTATGAACAAAGTGCTTCGCATATTGTATTCCGATATCCGAGACTCATTTGCTTACTGCACCTCGAATCATCTGGGTTCTCCGCTGGTCAAGTCGGTCGATTCGTGGATGAAGTTGCCGTTGCCTGCCGAGATGCGAAAGCGTATGCTTTCTGATGAGAAGAAGGAGGACATCGATTATTTCCCCGAAGAAATTCAGAAGTACATTTTAAACGAGCAAAGCGTGGCCATAACATACAATTTTGATGTGGGCAGTCGAAAGGTGGTGCTTCATTTTGTGGTCTTCAACAAACGAGAGGCCAATGTGAATGTGCACAAAATGCGGGAATATGCAAGACGCGTGTGTGCGCTCATGCGCTTGGTTTCGCTGCATGCTTCTCGCAAAGAGTGTTCATCAACCTTGAGCATATTCATATACATGACGCATTTCAAAAAACAATTCCCAGACGAAAAGGGCGAAGCATTTGATTCGGAACATGCAAACACTGGACTGTCGTATCATTGTGCAATGAACAACGACGTGGTGGTATATCGCAAAGAAGAGTGGTTCAAGGTCCTCATTCATGAGCTGTTTCATGCGATGGGGCTCTCGTTTATTGACAGCGACATTCCGGCGTGGATGGACGCAGCAATGCAGGTGTTGTTGCAAAACATGTATGCCATTTCACACACTGTGCGCATATACGAAACGTATTGCGAGATATGGGCGCGCATTTTGAACGTCATGTTTGATTGTTTCACGTATGATGACAAGGGACATTATGGCAGCAAAGAAGAATCTGACTTTGAACTTGCGGTGTTCAGTGAGTGCGTGATGAAAGGCCTGCACAAAGATGCGGTGTTTTCTCTGAATCAGTGTGGTCGGATCATGCATCACATGGGCATTCCTCCTGCTGCACTACTGAACCCGACCGATGAAAACCGGGCGATTGTGGCCAAAAAATACCGCGAAAATACGAATGTATTTGCATATTATGTGTTGACATGCGCGCTGCAGAATTCACCCGAGCTGTTTTTGGAGTGGTGCTACAAAAACAATCCGTTCAGCAAAAAAAAACCGAGAGCCAACATGATGCAGTTTCGCACCAATCCGCCGGCCAATTTCAACAGCTTTATGGAGATGTTGTATCATTGCAAACAGCGTTGTCCGGCAATCCCGAATTTGTCATCCAATACGTCAAGCATGCGCATGACAACGCATAGTGCAACGGAGTAAACGCAAACGCAAAGTGTGGCACTGGTTATTTGATTTTAGTGAAAAAATTGATTTGAATTGTTTCATTAAAAAATGTTTCAATAACAAAGCTACTTACCAGTCGATGGGCATTAAACACTTGAATCAATTTGTTAAACGAGAGTGTCCGGGAGCAATCAAAACAGTGTCGTTTGCTGACATGGCGGGCAAGGTCATCGTGGTGGATGCCAGCATCTACATGTATCGTTTTGCAGCAGATGATGCACTGCTTGAAAACATGTATAGCATGATTCGCATGTTTCAATTAAATGGAGTTGTGCCAGTGTTCATATTTGACGGGAAACCACCAGATGAAAAGCGTAAGCTGTTGAACAAGCGTCAACGTTTGAAAAGAATTGCGGAAATGCACTACAATGAAGTGAAAAACAAGTTGGAGTTGACAAATGCGTCATCGGAAAACGAGCATTTACTGAAGGCATTGAAAAGACGATTTATTCGTCTGCATGATTCTGATTTTGAGCGCGTCAGGACACTGTTGCAAGCGCTCGGAGTGAACTACATTGTGGCGCCGGGGGAGGCGGATGTTATGTGTGCGCAAATGGTTTTGAAACGCAAAGCACATGCGTGTGCATCAGATGACACCGATTTGTTTGTGTATGGATGTCCACGTGTGTTGAGGCATTTGAATTTGATGGACCAGACGATGACAATGTATGACATGTCAAAAATTCTAGAATTATTAGGGATGACAATGACTGAGTTTCGTCAAATATGTGTGGTGTCCGGAACAGATTACGCCATTTCAAATTTGAATCACACAGAAAGCGATGCGAGTTTCAACTCGGTTATAACCACTGACGGGGTTTGTGCAAAAACATTTAATTTGCATTTGAAACTTACATTGAAACTGTTTAAACAATACAAAAAGTGCGTGAAAGAAGCTGAGGAAACAGATGGAATTGTTGCAACCGACTTCTACACCTGGTTGCATTACAACCACAAATCAGTCAACCCAAGATTGAAATTTGATTATAATGCAACAATTGAGATTCATGACATGTTCGAGACGCCTAATTCAAAAATTTCGAAATCATTGTGCGTTGCAACCATCAATCCGACAATTGACTATGAGCTATTGTGTGCTGTCATGTCGCATGAGAATTTTATATTTGTGTAAATATTTGTGTGGCATGTATTATGTGGAATTTGAAATCATGTTTGTCCAATATTTCAATGTCAATTTTTCATATTTGAATTCTTTAGTTTTGAATAGTTGAATTGTTTCGTCCAATAGCTTGTGTGTTATTTCGCGCCAGTCGTTGACAATCAAAACGGGCAGATCATCGAACATTGACTTGAAAACATTTGTTTTCACAATCGGAATTGCTCCCAAACACAACGCTTCCCATGTTCTATGACAGTCCATTCCCATGCCAAACGGCGAGAGAACAAATGAATATTGTGTAATATTTTTCCAGTTGTTGGTGCGTTTTGTGTTGGTTAGATTTACTGCAAGTAAGTTGCGGGGTATTTGAAACATGGATTGTTTTCGTTGTCCAAACCGGTCCTTTGTGGGTGTGAAGTTGACATAAATTAGTGGAATTCTTTCATGAAATGGTTTCATTTTCTCTCTTAACTCAAGTAGAATTTTCTCTTGAAGCACTGGTTTGATTTCTTCGTCGTGCATTTTCCATTCGCACATTGGATTGTTCGAAATCGAGTGATAATCTAACCCAATGGGCATTTGAACAACTTTTGGATGATTGCAAGGCAGCATGTTTTGTGCGAACCATTTCGACAGGTGTTTATTGTTCATCAATGTTTTTATTTCGGTTGGTTTTAGAGCTTCAGTTGGAGTAGACATGTCTGAATCTCCTGAAACCAAAACGAAATCATGACTTATGCTCGGCAATGCATTCAACACAAACCATTTAAGCAAATTACTGCAAACATAGATCGACATACCATTATGCATTTTTCGTTGCATCAACATTTGTGTCAAATACTTTTTGTCATTTGAACAACTTGATTTCGGGTTTTGTGAATGAAATGTGCAAGACTTAAGCATTCCACGTGAATTCATAAAAACACAATCATTTTCCATGTTTCAATGATTTAGCATTTGAAATTATTAGTGAATTTTTAACAAAATAAAAACAATCACGTTTTTTATTTTGCTTTTTTTGTTTTGCTATACTGAATTTATTTTATGGGTTTTATTTTACCTCTTTTTATTTATTTTAAATGCAAAGTGCATAACTTAGGCAGTGGCAACGGCAGCAGGCTTGCCTGCGGTGGCAAAGTGGGGAGACATGTAGCGCTGAAGGTTGAAGTAAGTCAGCTCCTCGCCCTTCTTGAGCTTAAGAAGAGACTTCAGCTTGGCATCAGGGTTGATGCGTCGACCATTCTCCTTGTCCTGCAGGTTGTTGTTGCGGATGTAGGCGTTGATCTCGCGAGTCACCTCAGTTCTGGCCATCTCAGCACCATCGGTCTTTCCGAGGAACTCAGAAAGCTCCTTGGAAATGGGAGTGGGCTTCACAAAACCAGAGGGAGCACGGTTGCCAACCTTGCGGCGCTTCTTGGCGCTGGCCTTCTGGGCAGTGCGGATCTCCTTGACAGCGTGGCGCTCAAGGGCACGAAGCTCGGAGCGAAGAGTGGCGGCAAAAGCAACCACCTGCTGCAACTTGGAAGAAATGGAAGCAAACTGAGAAGCAATTGCGGACTCAGTGGAGGGGGACTCAGTGGAAGAAGCGTCGCTGGCGGGAGCGGCGGCAGCAACAGGTGCGGCAGCAGCAGTGGCAGCAGCAGCCTTGGAAGTCTTGGGCTCCTTGGGCTCCTTGGGAGCCTTAACAACCTTCGCGGGAGCGGAGGAAGGAGCAGCAGAGGAAGCGGGAGCGGGAGCGGTCGCCGAAGCGGGAGTCTTAGTCGTCTTAGCCATGGTTGTTGGTCTATACCCTCTATAGAGATGTCTTTTTAAGCTTTTTTACGAATTAAATGTTTAACACAGAATGACATGCATTTGTCATGTCGTTTTGCGATAGGTTTGATTCAAATGTTCCTTAATGATTTCAACAACCAACAGTTTATTTTCTAATTCAACTTTATAAACCATTATTAAGATAATGTCAAATCCATTCGGTGGCCCACCTCCGGGTGCTAGTGTTTTGGAGTATTATTCAAGACCAACACCCACATATGCGAGTGCAAATGCTCGACTTGCTAGTGGAAGCTGTGCATGCGTTGTTGACCCAGTTCCAGGAGGATGTTCATATGCCAGTTCAGAAAGAAATCAACAAGCAATTAAAACTTTCACAACATCTGCAGAAGCCACTGATGACCTTCAAATATTTGTTTATTTGGCTGGACATTCTGGAATGATAAACACACATCAAGTGCAAGGAGAACCAAAGATCTTTGTTGGATGCAATACTTTTTTTTTCAACAATGCTGGTGAATCCACTTTTCTTCTGGATAGTGCAAATGTTACAAGTACCAACTTCATGAGACGATTGGGCGAGTTGTCTACTAGACACAATACAATTACAAAAGGCCAGTTCTATTCATTTCTTGAACGATTCAGAAACGATCATCTAATAAGAGGTTCTCCAATATCATTGTATCCACTTCAAGACCAAATAGATGATTTGATTGTTTTAGGAGCAGGAACACTTCATCATAGTGAATATAATCCAGGCGGCGGTTTGAATGGAAATCCAGCAAGTGTTCGAATATTTGTAAAAAGGGATAAAGGGGGTAGTTTTCTTGGAGATTTAATTAGTCCTAATTTGATTGACATGTGGCAAGTTACCAGAGGTAATTTGCAAATTGCACCAAGTATGCAATGTCCTGGATATTTGGAGATTAAAATCAATCCATATATGTATTTTGATCCATCCAGTGTCAGTGGGCTGTTTAGACCTGTGCGTCTTTCAGACATTTACAGTTTTATAAGAGAAGCAGTTACACGTATGTATGGTATAACAGGTAAACACATCATGGATGAGTTTATGTCTCGTCATGTGGTATTGGTTTCAGCTGGATGTAGAAGTTTGGGAAGTGGAGATGTTTGTCACGTTGAATCGGTGCCACGACCATTATCGGAATCATCTGGTCTTGATGATGATGCAAGATCAATTGGATTTGGTGGTAAGAAAAAACGCCGACACTGTCGCACTCGAAAACACAAACATAAACGCAAAATATTAAAAAAGAAGTCGACTAAGCGAGCAAAATGAAAGCCTTCAAATCTGAGTATGCATCACGGATTCATATAACCATGGCATGGCAGCTTGTGCAGGTTGGCTGACAAGAGTGAGTGCGGACAATACATAATATGCGCCTAAAGATTGACTGTCGCGGTTTATGCCCGACGTGACAAATGTGTTTACAAGTTGGATGCCATGGTGCCGAATTAAATCGGGCTGGACATGAAATCCTCGCAAGTCAATGTGTCGAAACGGGTCTCCATTTGGAGGACATATCTCTTGTTTCAAGTGCGGCAAAATTTGCGCTCGATAGTTCCAGATGTCGGCCAGCTCTCGCATAAATCGCATTATTCCAATAAAGTTGAGCTCACTAAACCATGCCGAGTCTGCATAATGCCCATGTGAGTTGATTCGCTGAAATGCAGCAAACAGTGTGTTTTCATCCTGTTGCTGAATCGACAAGACCGGTTCCGGTTCCACTTCTATTGTGCATTTCACTCCAATGATGTGTGTCAAAAATATTTTTCTTGTCATTTGTTTTCTAAGTGAAAGTGGAAGTGGCATTCGATTGTATGGATTTGTGAGTGGCGTCGACATTGATGCGTTTCCATTTTTGGTTTCTGACATGTAGTATGTATAAAGCGACATGATGTCAAACCCATACACCATCCCTGCATCATCTTTCACGCTAATAAATTGATTTTTTGAAATGTCGCGCACGGGTTCCATGCTGTAAAAATCAGTGTCATTCACGCACAATGAACGGTCATGATATGCAGGACCACTCATGCGTGCATGCATTTTGTAAAAATTTCTGCGAACAATTCGTTGTATTCGGGTTATGAAATTTGATTGAATCAAATACGTGTAAATTCTTTGCTTCAGTTCTTGCTTAGTCCCGCTGCATTTGATTCCATGGTGTTTGCAAATCTCCTTAAGTTCAGCCACCTTGTGTTCGTGTTGCATGAACGAATCATACTCTGAAAATTTAGGAATACTAACTGATGTGTCGCACCTTTTGGAACTGACTTTGATTTTGCATGATCGCTTTTTCTTTTCTTCTTGAGGTGGTGGTGCATCCACATTTGCAACCGGTTCATTTGCCACCACATTCAATATTTCATTGTAAATGTAAGGTTGTTCATAATTTAGAGGAATTTCATGTATCAATATGACATTGTTGTTATAATAACCAAATCCAATGTTGTTTATTAGTTCATGATGCGGGTCTTGCTCATCCTGCATTTTGTGCAGACCTATAATGATTGCGAGTTTTTATTATACTACTGTTTATATTTTTTTATATCTGTTCGTCAATGATTCAACAATCAATGTGTACACATTGGATACATTAAGAAACAAAAACAATATAAACTTTTTTTATAATGAGAATACATAAATGAGACTAATACCATGTTTTCTATTGGTTTGCACACTGTCTATGGCAGTGAGCATTCCAGTTGATGAACTCACTTTATCTTCATCTCATTTGAGCTTGGAAAACACCAATGGTGTGGAAAATTACGGCACAGAACATTTTGACAACTATGGTCTTGGTGATGACAATGATGACCATGGAAATGAATACTTGATAAAAGGCATAAAAAGTGTTGTCAAAAAAGTGTTTGGTTCTCCTTCACCTCCTCCTCCTGCACCAAAACCTGCACCAGCTCCTGCACCAAAACCTGCACCAGCTCCTGCACCAAAACCTGCACCAGCTCCTGCACCAAAACCTGCACCAGCTCCTGCACCAAAAGCTGAGCCAAAAGCTGCACCAAAACCTGCACCAAAAGCTGCACCAAAAGCTGAGCCAAAAGCTGAGCCAAAAGCTGCACCAGCTCCTGCACCAAAAGCTGAGCCAAAAGCTGCACCTGCACTAAAAGCTGAGCAAAAATCAGTGACATCAAAGTCATCAAAGTCATCAAAGTCATCAAAGTCGTCAAAGTCATCAAAGTCATCAAAGTCAAAATCATCCAAATCGTCAACGACATCAACTTTGGCTGCACCTATTCCCAAGCTTGTGGTAAATGCACGTTCATCACCTGTGCAAGTTGCCACAACTTTTCCGATTGCTATGACATGCGACAACGAATTTGATTTGTATGTTGCGGGCAAGAAAGTTGGAAAGGGCGACACGTGGACAACTACATATGAATTCTCTACAATGGTTAAACCTGGAGATGTTATTGCAATTGATGGTGTGGATAAGGGTGGACCTGCAGCATTCATCGGCATGTTTAATGGAAAACCTTCTAAAGCAGCTGATTGGAAATGCACAACCACTAAATTTTCTGATTGGAATGAAAATTCATTTGATGACTCTGCATGGCCCAGTGCAGTTAGCCATGGCAAAAATCAGGAAAATAATATTTGGATGTCAGTTGGTCGCGGGTCTCGTCCAAAAATTTCAGGTGATGCAGAGTGGCTTTGGACTAGCAACAACGAAAACCACAATCGTGTTTTTTGCAGATACACTCCAATAAAAACTTCAACTACAACACATGTCGTGGAAGCACCAAATGTCGTTATTGCACCCAATCCTGAACCCAAGGTTGTTGTTGCACCTAAGGCAGTTGTTTCTCCCACCGTTGAAGCACCCAAGGTAGTTGTTTCTCCCACCGTTGAAGCACCAGTTGAAGCACCCAAGCCAGTTGTTTCTCCCACCGTTGAAGCACCCAAGCCAGTTGTTTCTCCCACCGTTGAAGCACCAGTTGAAGCACCCAAGCCAGTTGTTTCTCCCACAGTTGAAGCACCCAAGCCAGTTGTTTCTCCCACCGTTGAAGCACCCAAGGTAGTT